AATTATCCCCCATATAACCTCTACAACATCAGCAATACTGAATGTAAGCTGGAAGTCGCCTTAGCAGGATTTAAGAAGGCGGAGGTGTCTGTCTATACGGAGGCTGGTAAACTCTTCGTAGAGGGGCAGAAGGAGGACAAAGAGACCGATACCATCTTCTCCCACAAAGGATTGGCGCAGAGGTCCTTTACGAGGGTCTGGACGCTCTCTGATGAGACGGAAGTTAGGGATGTGATCTTTGAGGACGGTCTCTTGACAGTGACTCTTGGGAAGATTATCCCAGAGGCGCATAAGCGTAGGGACTGGTTCTAAATATCGGGGGGAGGCATCCCCCCTTTTTTATTTTTTAGAGACAGACAATGGCAACTAAAGAAACGAGAAGAGTTGTTGGGGAGTTGAATGAGAAAAAAGAAGAAAGAGAACTTATAATTGAAACTACCAAGGCACTTCAACCGCCTAATAATGAAGACATTGCTGATTTTGATCCATCCACTAGAGGGTTTGACAACAAACTTCTCTCTATTGTTGGTCAAATTCATGACAAACAGGCACAAATTATTAGCATTGCTAACACCGCACAGTATGTTGCTGGGTGTGGAACCACATCAACAACTGGAGTCAATCAAGATTTAGCACAAGTCAAGACTTGGAATCTGAATACAGTTGGGTATACTGGGGATGATCCAGAAGGCAATGTAAGTTACAGCACACTGTCATCATCTACCATTGGAATTGGGTCTATGAATGTCTACACCAACAATGGTGGGTCTTCAATTGGCACTTATTACAACTTACTAGGTCCTGGTTACGGAACAAGCGTTGATGGTGTTACCGCAGTTACACCCACTGCCACTGATAATGCTAACTGCACAGCATGTAAGAATGCTATATCAACTTTAAATTCAGAAATCACAACTCTTAGATCGCAAATCACTCCTCTCGTTAGTGACATTAATTCACTAAAAGAAGAGAGGACTGAACTGCACAGGAAGAGATATCAACTGGCAAAAACGCTGGTGATTATTCAGGAACAGATTGATAACCTTGAATCCCTTCTTGCCATTTTGAACGATCCTGACAATGATTCCCTGATCTAAATAATGTGCTATAATACCAAGAGGTAAAAACTGTACTATGTCCGTTAGAGTCGCTGTGATTGGCGGTGATCAGATCATCGCTGACATCAAAGAAATGATTGATCCTGAAGATAAGACCCGTCAATACATTTTCAACAGTCCATATCGTGTTATTCTGCAACCGACGATGACACTTATGGAAGAGACTGAGGAAGCTCCAAACACCTCTCAGGTTTCTCTTGCTACTTGGCAACCACTTACATCTGATTCGATGTTTATCGTCAATCCAAATGCAGTTCAAACAATCTTTGAACCAGTTGCCGATCTTAAAAATATGTATAGGGAGTTGATCGATGCCATCAGTTAAAGTTATTGTTCTCAAAGACGACTACAAATGCCTCATCGCAGGAGTAGAAGAAGTTTATGGTGCCGACATTGGTGAACCAGATTGTGAACTTACCAATCCGTATGAGTTCATTGTGATGGACGAAGACTTTGAGGGTGACTACAAGGATCGCCTCAAACCCTGGAACATTATGAATCTCAGTTCTCAGGATAAGTGTAGAATTGGTAGTGATACTATTCTTACTCTTGTTACACCTGAACCTTTCATCCTTCAAGCATACAATCAACTGCTATCTGAATGAAATTCTATACTAATGTACAAATGATTGGGGACCAGTTCCTCGTTCGTGGTTATGAAAATGGTGAGTACATTCAGTTTAGAGAGAAATACAAACCTACATTATTCGTTCCTGCTAAGAAAGAGACCTTCTACAAGACTCTCGATGGTGATTATGTTGAACCCATTAAACCTGGGTTTGTGTCAGACTGTCGGGAGTTTTTGAAGAAGTATAGTGAGGTCGAGAACTTCAAGATCTATGGCAATGAGAGGTTTATCTATCAGTATATTTCTGATAAGTATCCTCAGGAGCAGATTGATTTTGATACCAGCAAGATTCGTCTTGTAACTGTTGATATTGAGACCCGTTCTGAGAACGGATTTCCTGATGTTGAGTCTGCTGACCAGGAAATCCTACTCATTACCATCCAAGATTACAATACAAAGGAGATCACCACCTGGGGTCAAGGTCCATTCAAGATCAAACAGGATAATGTTCGCTACATTCAGTTCAATAATGAGCGTGATCTGCTGAATGATTTTATCAACTGGTGGATGGCAAATACTCCCGATGTCGTGACTGGTTGGAACATCCAACTGTTCGATATCCCGTTTATTACCAAGCGTATTGATCGTGTTCTGGGAGAAAAACTTGCTAAGAGACTGTCTCCTTGGGGTTTAGTATCCCAGAAAGAGGTGTTCATCAAGGGTCGCAAGCAGGTTTTCTATGATATTGGCGGCATTACGCAACTAGATTACCTAGATTTGTATAAGAAATTTACTTATACGAACCAGGAATCGTATCGTCTGGACCACATCGCCAATGTAGAACTTGGTCAGAAGAAACTCGATCACTCTGAGTTTGATACCTTCCAAGAGTTCTATACTAACGGTTGGCAGAAGTTTGTAGAGTACAACATCATCGATGTGGAGCTCGTAGACCGTCTTGAGGATAAGATGAAGTTGATCGAGCTCGCCTTGACTATGGCATATGATGCCAAAGTGAACTATAATGATGTCTTCTATCAGGTGCGGATGTGGGATACCATCATCTACAACTACCTGAAGAAGAAAAACATTGTTATTCCTCCTAAGGAGCAGACGGATAAGGATGAAAAATATGCAGGGGCGTATGTTAAGGAACCGAATCCTGGGGTATATGATTGGGTGGTCAGCTTTGATCTTAATTCCCTGTATCCTCATCTTATTATGCAGTACAACATCTCCCCTGAAACCCTCATCGACGAACGGCATCCCACTGCATCTGTTGAAAGGATCCTAAAGGAAGAGATTAACTTTGAGATGTATAAAGACTACGCTGTCTGCGCTAACGGTGCCATGTACCGTAAGAATAAGAAGGGATTTCTCCCCGAACTGATGGAGAAAATGTATGGCGAGCGTGTCATTTTCAAGAAGAGGATGCTCAAAGCCAAACAGGAGTATGAGAAGACACCTACTGATGCACTTAAAAAAGAGATCGCCAGATGTAACAACATTCAAATGGCGAAAAAGATTTCTCTTAACTCTGCTTATGGTGCTATTGGTAATCAATACTTCAGGTATTTCAAACTAGCAAACGCAGAAGCAATCACTCTGTCTGGTCAGGTCTCGATTCGTTGGATCGAGGACAAAATGAATGAATATCTAAATAAACTTTTGCAAACCGAGGGTAATGATTATGTCATCGCTAGCGATACCGACTCAATCTATCTTAATCTCGGACCTCTTGTTACTAAATTTTTTGGTAATAAGTCTGGTGATAAAGCAGCAGTTGTGGGGATACTTGACAAGATCTGCCAAGAAAAGTTGGAACCATTCATCGAATCCAGTTATCAGGAACTTGCGGATTATGTTTCGGCATATGAACAGAAAATGAGCATGAAGCGGGAGAATATTGCTGACCGTGGTATTTGGACCGCTAAGAAGCGTTACATTCTCAATGTATGGAATAGTGAGGGCGTTGCATATACTGAACCTAAATTAAAGGTGATGGGTATTGAAGCAGTAAAGTCCTCAACTCCTGCTCCCTGTCGTCAAATGTTGAAGGATTCTTTCAAGATTATGATGTCAGGATCTGAAGATGATATGATAGACTATATAGATACATGCCGTAAGAAATTTAAGCAACTGTCGCCCGAAGAGATCTCTTTCCCGAGGTCTGTTAGTGATGTTACAAAATACAAATCTTCGTCAGATATCTATATTAAGGGAACTCCTATTCATTGTCGGGGTGCCTTACTATACAATCACTATGTAAAGAAAGCGAAACTTACCAACAAGTATTCGCTTATCCAGAATGGAGAAAAGATCAAGTTCTGCTACCTCAAAAAACCGAACATTATTCACGAGAACATCATCTCCTTCATTCAGGATTTCCCAAAAGAATTGGGTATTGGCAAGTATGTTGATTACGACTTGCAATTTGATAAAGCATTCTTGGAACCTCTAAAGATTATCCTTGATGCTATAGGTTGGAATGTAGAAAAGACTGTAAACCTGGAGATGTTTTTCTCATGAATGAAGAATATGTGTATTCTGATGACGAATCCAAACAAGATAAATGGAATCGTGGATTAGATATTTTTATTGAAAGTGTTCTAGAACCAGATCCTGTGCTCAGGACATGTGCTCATGAGCAACGGTGCTATCACGAACTTATGGATGTTCGCCAAAATGTGCTAGAATACCTGAAGACACTGCGCTGGAATTGAATGGACTTTTTGAAAGAGATTGTGAAGGAGGTTGGTGGTGAATACACCCAACTTGCAGCAGACATCGATGACTCCGAAACTTATGTTGACACGGGTTCGTACATTTTTAACGGACTCGTTTCAGGTAGTGTATTTGGTGGTGTATCTGGGAATAAGATTACTGCTATTGCTGGAGAGTCTAGCACTGGAAAGACTTTCTTCAGTCTCGCCGTTGTTAAGAATTTTCTTGATTCCAATCCCGATGGTTATTGTCTCTATTTTGATACTGAGGCAGCTATCAATAAGTCCCTACTTGAATCTAGGGGCATTGATCTATCCCGCGTAGTGGTTGTCAATGTGGTTACCATTGAAGATTTCCGTGGTAAAGCACTGAAGGCAGTGGATATGTATCTGAAGAAACCTGAGGGAGATCGCAAACCCTGCATGTTTGTTCTAGATTCTCTTGGCATGCTGTCCACAGAAAAAGAGATTACCGATGCTTTGAATGACAAGCAAGTTCGTGATATGACTAAATCACAACTTGTAAAAGGTGCCTTCCGTATGTTGACATTGAAGCTTGGACAGGCTAATATACCCATGATCGTTACTAATCACACCTACGATGTCATTGGTTCTTATGTCCCTACAAAGGAAATGGGAGGAGGCAGCGGACTCAAGTATGCTGCGTCTACAATCATCTATCTCAGCAAGAAAAAAGAGAAAGATGGAACAGAAATCGTCGGCAATATTATCAAGGCTAAGACTGCTAAGTC